CTTATGCCAACACTTCTGGAGCCTGCCTCTTTCACAAATGTTGCTGTCTTGCCAGCCACCAACGGAAATTCTGGCAAAAGTCGTTTTACAACCAGCGCCGGCATCGTTCTCGAGGAATAGGTATGTACACACCTATTCTAACTCGATGATGTGCTTATGTAGCGCTGGATATTGTACTGCACCGCTGTCAATCCATGCTAGTGCATCTCGTACGAAACTCATTTCAATTCACCTTTTACCAAAGGATAATGATTGCTGTGCCGCCGCTTACTGCGCCTGCTATAGCTTGTCCGAGCACCGTTGTATTTTTAGAGGTGTTGTCTGTTTGGATCATTCCGATTCCAGATCCCGCGCTTGCTGATATAACTTGGTCTCCCGCTACGATGTTGCCATAAGCTATTGCTCTCGCGATTCCTCTTGCAACAACCGTAACTTTCTGACCGTTCTTAGCTATTGTCAAGTTTAAGCCCACGACTTTCGTGCTGTTCATAGTGTTGCATCTTTTAACTGTCCAGTCGCCTGTGAGCTCAACGACTAAGCCTATTGTTAAGAGGTCTTCGCCAGCAATGTACGTGTTGAGAAAACGATCTGCTATGAGTGGAGTTAGGCCTTCCATTGGAAATTGACTAGACAAACATGGTCACCTTACTTCATTCCGGTAAGCGTGCTTCGCGCCTTCAGGATGTCTTTGAACCAGTCGAAGTCGCCGAGTGCGTCTTTGTTAAGCTCGTCGGGAGCTAGTGCGCCTACGATTCCTTTACCTGTGGGAATCACTAGGCTTGAGGCTTTCTTGATTGCTTCAGCCTCTTCTTCTGCGCCTATGCCGCTGTCGCCTTTCGCAGCTCCTTCTTCCTCGCCTTCTTCTTGCGCTTGCTTAAGTTTCTGTTGAAGGTCGCTTATTTTCTTCGTAAGCAGCTTCTTGCTTGCTCTCTTCGCGACTTCTGCTTCAAGGTCCGAGACTCTCTTCTGCATCGCGTCCATGTCAGCATCTTCAGCTGAGCTTATCTTGTTTTGAAGGGTTGTCAATTGGTTCATGAGCTCTTCATATGTTACTTGTTTTGGTGCGCTTTCGCCGGGTGCGACGTTTACTACGCCTTGTGCTTTCTGTGGAGAAGCTGCTTGCTGAGCGTTATGTTCAGACAAGAGCTTCACCTCCTGTGCGTTCAAATTTTTGTTTTCAGGTTCTTGCAGGTTTCCCTTAGAACCCACATCTTTGTTACCTTCCAATAACTTTGAATTTGTAAGAGTTTGAATTATCGTGCTTGTTTCATCCTGTCTTTTCACTATAGCCTCCCACTGGCCTTCATTCATAGCTGCCGCGAAGCCCACAGGATGAAATTGCGTCTCTTTGTAAGCTGGGCTCGCAACAATGCTTAATTCTCGGACTTTTGGTTTATGGACGATCTCCCATGCTCCGGGACATAGATGCACGAGCATGCCCTCTTTACGGGTTGGACGTTTGCATTTACTGCATTCAACATCGTCACTGTCGACTTGAGCGCTTACGTGACTCACATAGTTTCGCAGAATCTTCTCAATCATTGCTGTGTCGCCTACTTCTGCGCGGAAAAGAACTTTATCGCCTACACGCTGCGCGAGTGAGACTTTTCCAATCACAGCTAAGGCGCTTTCAGCATGGTCAACACGAAGCTGGGCGTTCTGCAAAGTTTCTACGAAAAAGTCCAAGTCTTCAGCGGGTACTTGCCATTTATTTTGGTTAACGCTTGTATCCATGGCTTCGCCTTCGATGTTGATGAGCTTCTCCCTGAGAGCCATCTCGGCGTTGATGCCGTCTTGCGCCTTGAACGGAATAAAGTAGCTAAGTTGCATTCTTCACTAACTCCTGATAAACAGCGTATTGAAATGCTCTGAATGCTTGATTGTCTTCGAGCATGCTCTTCTTGCTGCTTGGCTCATAACCTTGGCAGCCGGGAACACTGCACTTCGGATGCTCCATACCAAGCTGCTTATAATGTCGGAGAAGATGGTCATGGGCTTCTTTCTGCTGTTGCTTGCTTAGGCTTGTGTGAGTCACACGAGACATGGCGTTGCGTAGATGAGGCAAATCAACATCGCCGTTCGTTTTATGATGCGGCAAATTACGGTTTGTCCGTGGAACCGTTTTGCCAGATTCGTCTTTCTCGCCTTTAACGATAAAGGCGAAAGCGCTGTCTTTGAGGTCGTTTATGTATTTTGTGCCCCATTCTTTTGCTTGAAAACTCAATTTTTATTTCACTCCTTTTTTTCGTCATTTTCATGACTATGAAACTTCTGAGATTTCCACGTAAGCATTCGTGAAACGCCGCCGCCATTCATCCCATGCTTTAAAGTCTAAGAGCGTGTGAATCTTGGCTTTGAGGTGTCCGTCAAGCCATTTACGGACCTGCTCGTGAGTTTTGAATTGTTCCTTGTCAAACATGTAGTTCTGAATTTCCCAGCGGTCCGAACCCTTAACCTTGCCCAAGGTGATTTTGACGCCTTTGGTGATTTCTTTTACTCGAAATTTCTCAAACTTAGTAGGATCCGCCACTCGGTAACGCCAGACCGTAACGCTTTCTTCCAAACCGGGCATATCTAAATCACTATCAATTCGCTAACCATTCGGCTATCGTGAGCCACCACTTCAGAATTGGCCTTTTTATTCCTTCATGTTTCCGTTTGTTATCGATGAAGAGGATGTAGGTTGTCTGGTCTCGTGGCATCACGATGCGCATGAGCCTGTTGTAATGATACTGTTTCGTGTCCATCTTACCGTAGAAAAACCGTCTTACACGACAGAATAGACAGCTTAAGTGGGGCCTGTGCATCTCATTCGTGTAACCGCAAAGGCTAGTGCAGCCCATGCGAGGCCACCACCTACTCGGTCTCTTCATAATAAACTTCCTCTTCCTTCACGACAATGCAGCGGCAGTTTGGGTGAACGGTCGGCGCAAAAGTCTCATCATCAAGAAATTCGCCATATTCAAACATGCCATAAAGGTCATCAGGATCAGCTAGTTCGTAAAGATCCCCGCCGAACTTTTCGCAATCGTCGCATAGCCGAGTATCGCTAACGACGTGGAAGCGCCAAACAGAATACTTGACCCGCGGGTCAACTATTGCAGCTTGAAAGGCTTGGAAAGCTTCAAAGGCGTCACTTAGCCTCTGCAATTAACCATCGCTTTCCATTCGCTTTGACGATGGAAGCTGTTCCAGCGCTAACTTGCACTGCTGAACTTGCGCTTTGCTCTCCGTTTTCAAGTATGCCTTCCTGCTGTTGCGTTGGTACGTCCTCTGGGAATCCAAGCGGTGCTCTTGCTTCTTTCGTTGTGATTATGCCCTTGTCAACCATGTCGCCGAGATACTTCTCTTTTAAGTCTAATGTCGGTTCCCAGACTGGGCGCCATTTAACCTCGGGAACTTCAACGCCTTCGCCGAATTTTGCTTCAACGAGCTGCTTGAAGAGGACAGTTTCCAACGTGTCTGCAATTGCTTCCTGGTTCATTCTGATCCGCGTGACATATTCCTGCATTACGACGTCGGCTGTTGCTCTGTTTATGCCCTCTGTTTCACCCAAGAAAAGTTTTGGAACTCCTAGTACTGCGATGCGTTGCACATGGAGATATTTTAGCCACCATTCGACATTAATTTGTCTTGTCATGCTTTGGATTGATTGAACGTTCACGTCGCCACGAACGAACACGTCTGTTGCTGGGCCTCTGCTTTGGAAAGCCTGCACGACTCCTGCCAGTTGCGGGTCCGAAAATGGACGTTCGGGTGTGCCGCATTGGACAATGAGCATTGGTTTCGTATAAATTTTCATCAGGGTTGCCATTTCTGTTTGGAAATCATCTATCAATGCTTGAACAAGAAGTAAAGGCCTGAGGAGGCTTGTGCCGTAGGAAAATTCGTACCACCAGCTTTTGGCGCCAAAACGGAAGTGGACAATGTCTCTAGCTTCAAACACTACGGGCGGGAAGGTTAGCAATTGCAGATAGCCAAACACAGATCCGTACTCATTTCTACGGACCCTCATGTGCACCGGGTCTAGCGGCTTAAGGTTCCACTGTTCGGGGGGCATGTCCTCTTCCCTGCAGATTTCCAAGTAAGCGTTACCAAAAATAAGTTCATCCGCACTTGAAATCCGTAAAGTTTGCAGGATGTTATGCTCATCAAGCCAGTTCTCAAGCCATTCACGAACGGCGTCATCTCCGCCCTGAAGCTCGAACCCGTTGCTGACAGTCAAATTAACCGTGACATCAATGCTTGCTTTGATGAACGGCGTAAAAGTGTAAAGATCCTTATATTTCCCAAGATCCTCAACAGGGGTTGCACCCCAAATTCTCTCAAAATACGCCATGTATGGCGGCGTGACGAAGCCGATGCCCGAGCCTTTAAGTATGTAGCGGTTGACGTAGCCCCAGAGGTTCACGTCTTTAGTCCAAGTAACAGGGATTTCTTCTACGATCTGACGCTTGCTAACCTCAGGCGGCACTTCCCGCTGCGCTATGAGGCCCTGCTTCTCTTTCTCGCTCGTCCACGGCAAGTTTATTCAGCCTTCTTCTCAGGTCCCGTTATGATAACCCCAACCTCTGCAGGCTTGCTCTCGGTGACTATGCGGACTTCTTCGAGGACAAAGTTCTTCGTGATGTCCACACCGTTAACGTAGATACGCAGGTCTTCCAAGTTGCAGCCAAGCTTTATGCCGACAACTTTCACAAGCCTGTCTTTAGCTGAAGCTTTGAAGATTTCCTCTTCCATTCTTTTTTACCTCTCCTGTTTCGCTCCTTTCTTCTTTTTTCGGCGAATGTGATACCTCTGTTCAAAAGTCACAGTTCATTCCTTTTAATGTGGAAGCATAACAGCGCCCTTACCAGGCAACGGCGACTGAACAGCTGCATACACTGCTAGAGCAGTGCTCCAGAACACGTCGTCATGGCCGCCCTCAGGATGACTGAACCTGAGATGCCCCGTCTTCATTAATTCATACTTTTCAATGTTCAATTCTGCAGTCAAATCGACGTCTTGAAGTTTGTTAGCAGGAATATAGGGAATCTGCACTTCTCCCATACGCATTTTCTCACGCAGGATCGTAGCCATCTCTTCTTTCGACTGAACCGTGAAAGTTACGCCCATAACGCCCTGGATCCCACTGCGCACCATATCTTCAACAATATAGTTTCCAACGCCGGTAATGTCTGCGTAGATAGCTCTCACAGTCTGCCAGCGATCCTGCAAGCTTTTCGTATAGCCAATAACCGAAGCATATTCGGTTTTGAGTGGAAACCGATGAACATGAACGACGCGCAACACATTGCCAACCTTCTCGGCAACAAGCACTACGCTGAAGTCTTGTTCCTTTCCAAAGTCAACGCCAACATAAAATTCGCCCTTCGACACATCCATAAAATCATAGGGCAATAGTTGGCTGTCAATACACTGCACGATCAGGTCTTGCGTCAGCCACGCGTCGACATCCTCAACAAACTCCGCCATGAACTCCCGCTGAAAACGCTCATGCGGAAGCTGAGCCTGCATCTCGTCAATAAAACTCTGCTTGATCAGGCCCGACTTCACGACGCCTTCATACGTGGTAATATGTTTGCTGAACTCCGGGTTCTGACACATCCTGTAAAAGACGCTGTCCTTGCTCCAGGGAGTGCTCGAGGCGATTAACGTCCCATCAGTCGTGCTTAGCATCGGATACAGCACATTGTAAAAGACTAGGTCATCTTCACGGAAAAACCCGGCCTCATCCGCGATCACCTGGTTCGCCGTGTATCCTCTGAGCAGCTGTGGACTGTTAGGCAACGCTACAATCCGACTGCCATTCTTGAATCGCATAGTGGTGCGCTGAAGTTTATCAATAAGTGTCTGCCGGTCTATGTGTGTGTCCAGATCTTCTTTCGGCAGACTCATTAAAAAGTCCTGAATCCGATCTGACATGATCATGGACTGCCGTAATGTCGGCGCCACAATCAACGTCAACGTCTTCGGATGAGTAAGGGCAAACCAGATAGCCCGTAGCGCTATACAAGTTGTTTTACCTGCTTGTCGACTCCAACGCACGACGATACGCTTACTCTTGTCCTCAAGCAGTGCAGCTTGATAAACTGTACAGATGAAACGAAAAAGCAGCCTGACAAACTCCACTGGATCCTGAGGCAAGTTAACGCTTACAGCAGCAGGCTCAGCTGCTGAGCTTTCCTGAAGCTTCTTCTCCAGGTTGTTCAGCCTCGTTTTTTGGCGTCCCTTTATGAAGCATAACCTCCAGCTTGTCTAGGTCCTGGTCTATTTGGCGCTCATCAATCCCCCTGGCAATAGTGTTGATAATCTGTGCAGTGTACGCAGCAATGCGAGCCCAGAACTGCCTCTCAGGAATAGTGAGCTCCCTTACATTCCCATCCTCATCAGTCACACGACCAACTTTGCCACGTGCATAATCAGCGGCAATCTTGAAAATGCCCTCAAGCATCCTGATAGTCTTCTTCCGCAGCTGCTGCGTGTCAACATTGACAGTCCTCCGTATTTTGGCGACTCGACGGGATGCCCTCATTTTAACAGTTAAACGACCCCGCAAAATGCGCCTACCCCTCCCCCTCTAACGTTGAAAACTTCCTTGGCCCCGACTATCGGTTAGAACCTCACCCTTCTCTACGTCAGGCACATCGCCGACTTCAACAGGCCCAGTCAGCAACGCAAGAATATCTACGCGTGACATTCGACATACCGTTTCGCACCGCTGCGTATCATGAAAGCTGCTGTTGAAAATCAAAGCGCGAATCAGCATCTTCTGTAAACTAACACCTTTTTTTCTCCTATGCAAGACTCTACACCCCGAGAACTTGAAAAATGTTAACTGCTAGCATCACTCAAAGGCGATGAGACTGAAACGAAACGAATAAACAACTTGGATATGAAGCTGAACAGCGAAAAGAACGTTATTGCTCGCCGATACTGAACAAGCGTCAAGAATCCTAATATATGCTAGAGTTCAATAGTTTTATGCGATGCCACGAAACAGAAAAGACTTGGCTGCTGCGGTTCTGGAAGAAATTATTAAAGCGCCTAATATCGCGCCGAGTAGACTCTCTGGCAGAGTAGGCATCAACTATTCTTACGTAAAAATCTTCTTACAAAATGGTCTCATGGAAATGCAGAAAACAGGAAAGAGGCATGCTCGACTAAGTATCACGGAGAAAGGACGCACGTTCCTACAGCACTACCGCATCTGCAACCAACTTCTGCCTTGTTAACTTTTTGATGGTTCTCCAAACCACTTGAAAAAGGGTTACAAATGGTTGAAGAATCAACCTTAACAACAGCAACAACAGGAAAGGAATCACTACGCACGACCGTACCAATGAGTATAATAAAACAGTTCAAACTCAAAGCTGGAGACAAACTCGACTGGAATTTTGAGGTCAAGAATGGAGAACTTATTCTTACAGTCAAACCGATTCGAGAAAACTAAACCATCGTAACTCGTAAGACACCGTTAGAAACCAAAAAAGCTAAAAGAGCAACGCTATATAATACTGTCTATTTTCCGAGAAAGGACGCTTGCTACTTGCCCTCATATCCAAACTCGCAATCTAGATTGCTCAATACGGAGAATGAGAAGGCAGCAGTACGTTATTTGAAACTTCATAACGTCAAAATCAGAGAAGGCCTCTTTAATCGATTGTTCAATGAAGTCAACGAACCAGAAGGCAAAATACGATTCTACACCATCGCTAACCTGATAAGACATTGCGGGTATACAAGCGATAAAATAGAGATTAATGTTGCAGCAGGAATAGGTCGGGATGCTGGCAAGGAAAATGTTCCAGTTAGAGCAGACATCGTCATTTACAGAGACACAGCAAGAACAGAAGCATTTATCGTAGGCGAAACAAAGGCTCCAAAAGAAAAGTCAGGCATTGAACAAGCTGAGTCTTACGCTCGCAATCTAGGCGCAGACTTCTTTTTCTGGACAAATGACGGAGAGAAGAGGACATCGTACACAACTTCAAAGTTTCCCAGAAAATCAAACTCCATCGCTGACATACCTTTCTGGCTTGGAGATCAGCCTTCTTCAAGCAGATTACCTAAAACAAGCAAGTTACCAGCATTCAAGGATGAAAACGCGCTCAGAACACTAATAAGGGCATGCCATGATTTGATATGGGAAAAGCAAGGACATGACCCTGCAAAATCCTTTGACGAGTTAACCAAGCTGCTTTTTCTCAAACTATACGATGAGAGAGAAACGCCTAGTTACTATGATTTCATCGTTATTGCTGAAGAGTTGCCTAAAGATACGGCAAAGAGGATAAGACAGCTTCTTGAGAGTGCAAAAAACTCAGAGAGATACCGCGATGTTTTCGCCACTAAATTCAAGGCAGGAAAAGAAGAAACACTGGAAATGGACGATTTCACAATCTATCAATGCGTACAGAAACTTCAAGGTTACAGTCTACTTGCCACGACTGAGAATATTGAAGGAGCCGATATTAAGGGCACAGTTTTCGAAGAAATGGTCGGAAACACGTTCAGAGGAGAACTGGGCCAATTCTTCACACCACGCCAAATAGCCGACTTCATGGTGCAATTACTCAACCCGCAATTAGACCACAAAGTTATCGACCCAGCATGCGGAAGCGGCGGCTTCTTAATATTAGTCATAAAACACATCAAGCAAAGAATCAAGGAACAATCTCCAAACCTTGACGAAAACCAAGTCAATCAATTGATCAAAGACTTTGCTCTTCACAACATTTTTGGAACCGACATAAACGAAAGAATGGCCAGAGTGGCAAAGATGAATATGATAATGCACGGTGATGGTCACGCTGGAATATTTAATATAAATGGCCTCTTCACCGTTGCCACTGACCCAGAAGCAGCAGTACGAAACATCAAACCAAACACTTTCAACATAGCATTTTCAAACCCGCCCTTTGCTGGTTACGAAAAAGACCCAGAGATTCTTTGCACTTTTGACCTTGGAAAAAGAAAAGGCAATACGATAAGCGTGACTAAAGAGATTCTGTTCATTGAGCGCATAATAAACCTGTTAGATGAAGGTGGCAAAGCTGGATTAGTCCTTCCTCAAGGAGTTTTTTCAGACAAGAAACTGAAATACGTGAGAGACTACATAAAGAAGCACACCAAGATATTGGCTTTAATTGCTCTGCCAATATGGGCTTTTAGACCTTCTGGCACTGGCGTTAGAGGGAGCCTATTATTCTTTGAAAAAATGGTCAAACCTCCAGAAGACTACAGCATTTTCGTTAGAAAAGTTGAAAAAATAGGTTACGACTCCACAGGAAACCTAGATGTAACCGAGTTTCCCAAGGTCCTTAGACAATATGTAGAAGGCCCAGAGGAGAATCTTGTTCTGTTTTCTGAGCTTGATTCATGCTTTGGCTACACTAAGACTGGTCGAATGGATCCTTTGTTTTTCATAAAAGAGTCTAGAGAGAAATTGGCCACTTTTTCAGGGTCTAGATTTCAACTTAAAACGCTAGAGGAAGTAGCCACTTTTGTTAGAGATCGGTACAATACGAAGAAGGAACCAGATAAAGAGTTTCTATATGTGGAAGTTAACAATGTGAATGTTAGAACTGGCCAGATTAAGAGGCAGATGAGAAAGGGCAGAGACATAACGCAAGGCACTTTAGTAGTACATGAAGGCGACATGATAGTTTCGAGACGCTGGCCAGATAGAGGAGCAATAACGATAATTCCCAAAGAATTTGACGGTGCTCTTGTCGTAAGTGAGTTCTCAGTATTACATATCAAGGATGAGAAAGAAACGAACAAGCTGTATCTTCTAAATTTGATTAGAACACGGCAGTTCTTGGACATGATAGATGTTTACTCTACTGGCGAAATGTCTCACAGAATATCAGAAGAAGACCTGAAACAGGTAAAGATACCTGTTCCCCCTCCAGAAGTGCAGGAGCAGCTTCTCGGAGAAATGGAGAAGTATCAGAAAGAAGCCACGGAATTAAAACAGAAAGTGCATGACTTAGAGAAACAGGCACAAGATAAACTCATTCAAGCTTTGAACCTCAAAAAATCAGATGGTAAGAAAAAGCATATTGAAAGGTTCACCTTTGACCGAATAAACGAATAGGTAGATGGTGATAAAAATGAGTAAAATACTTGATGATGCCGAAAATGAGCCCATTAGAGACGTTGCCCGTATACTTCTCTATCTATACGGCGTTGTCATTGCCCTAGCCCTGACAACCGCTATAGGCTCTACAGTAGCACCCAATGGAATCGCTCTCAGTCCAGTTACAATTAACCTTCAGAATCTTGCAACCTTCGGAACACTTTTTGTGACCATAGTTCCATTCTATCATGGTGCCTCAATGTATATGCTAAACAGCTATCGGACTAGTGCATACACTAAGAAGAAAGGAGTTGCACTTGTGGATTTCTTTGCGTTGGCGTTGGAAGGTGTCGTTTTCTACGCTATGGGAACTAGTATCCATTTTCTAGACAGTTTCATAACATGGTTCATTATTCTGCTCTTAATCGACCTCTTTTGGTATGGTTTTACATACTTTAAAGCAGGCGACCCAGAAGAGGCTGCACCGAAGTGGTGGCCAAGAATCAATGGAGGCACAATTCTAGCTTTGTTAATATTGTCATCAACATTGGCGCAATCTACTGTTCAAGTGTACGCTGTTCTTTTTGCAGTTGCGACGCTTCGAACAGTATTGGACTACTCGCTTTGTTATAACTATTATTTCCCTCAGCCAACGTATCATGCAAAGAAGTAGCCATCACAATAACGCAATAGTATTCAGCCGAAACCCAAGAACTCGTACTTTCTAGGGCACCACAAATAACTTAACAGTATCGGACAAAGGAGAGTGATAAGATATCCTAAGTTCGGTTCTGTTAACTTCTCATGGGATTAGAGTCCTTGTTAACTGTCGTGGGATGATGTCAAAAATCGGTTGATAACAATAATTAAGCGCGCGCGCTACGGGATAAAGAATGGAACGGCGAAATTATATGGTGAAAAGGCTAAATGTGGAAAGCTTCTTCTTTTAAACAAGCTGGTTGAGCCTAACCAATTCCAGCGACAGCCCTGCAAAGATGAGGCATAAGCATGATGCATCAAGCAAAAGCGAAATGCAAACACAGGTCTAAAAGAAAATCTCTGTGCAGAGAACTCGGTAAATTCTGTAACGCACCTCACGAATATGAAACCTGTAAACACTATGAACCTCTGATTGGAAAGCGAAAATTAACGGCAACGGAAGAAAATCGCCAAGGAATATACATAAGATGTGCTAAGGACGGTAGATGGAAGGATGAACTTGAAAAAGGGTTACAAATAGGTGAAAGAGCCACGCTTACAGCCCTCGGAAACGTAAAGTTCGACGTCCTAAGGCATATACATGGAAGAAAAGATATAGAAATAGTCAAGCTTGAAACGAGATACATGAAGAAGCGAGAGAAGGGCGTGGGACTCAAAGTCACAGTCAGAAGCCACAGAAAGCTGTAACCGCTTACACATTCAAGTCTTTCCAGAAAAGATAAACCTTCGTCTGCAGAAGAAACTCGCACACTTTGATTAAGCGTGCAAGTCTTTCAAGGCTGGCTTTCATTACTTCTTTAGCGTAATCTTTAGGCGGTTAGCGATAGAAATGCGTATATCTCACTTGAATCACAGCGGCTTTACACAGGCTCACTTCAAGCTGTCAAGAGCCCCAGGAGGGGAGGTTAATTGTCATTCCGGAGAAAGAAGAAGGTAGAAAAGAAAACTGAAGAAGAAAAGAAAACTGAGGAAAAGAAATAGCCAAAAATAAGGCGACTCTAACCTATACCACTCGTAGGCCTTTAACGCCAAGACAAGTTCTGCGACCGAACTTCGGCGCTGCTTAACATTCCCTTTTTTTCTGTTGACAAAACTTGCCATTCACCTTCGTTTCCAGAAGAGGTAAACTCTAGTCTGCATAAGGAAACCCGGACTTTAGCGCGTATAGAATAATGTTCTATAGCTGTTTTCCACAAACTTTAACGTAAGATCCGTCATTGAATTGTGGTT